TCCCACTGTTTTGCACATTCTTGGGAAAGCACCCTTGTGACCACAAGCAAGCCCCACAATCTTGTGGATCTTTTCGTGTACCTGAGTAGCCAATACTTTCAAAACATCATCAAGTAATGGAGTAATGACTATTTGAAAGTTCACCTTGTCACTTGAACATGCAGGATCGAAGCATTGTCCTAGTGTAATGTGCTTTGCACCTATCCGATTGCCAGTAGTGGCAAACGAACAAGAATAGACAACATTAGAAGGAATGGAATTAATGCCCTCTGCATTGAATACATATTTATTGAGCAAGGTATCAGATGCTACCAAATACTCTTCCCTAGTTTTGAAGTTTTGTTCCACTGTTTAAACGTCCTATTTTTGATTAAAAATTGTCCTATTAAGTACATGGGTATTGAGGTGTCGATTTTCAAGGTTGAGTGACGATAAAAATTAATTTAATTTCATTATTTTTGGCAGGAATTGGCTGTGATATATATGTCACTCTTTTACAAGAGATGATTAAATATTAGGCAATCATCATATGTTCTATGTTTGTTCTAATACCCATAGTTGTTCCCGTTTTGTTCCATTTCCCTAAATGAGAATGAATCTCAACGAGAATGAGAACTATTCTCAATGATAATGACTCTCAATGAGAATGAATCTCAACGAGAATGAGAACTATTCTCAATGAGAATGATTTGCAATGAGAATGAATCTCAAAAGGTATCTGTTGCAACTGAGAATCAATCTCAATGAGAATGAGAATCATACCCCACCCCAAAGAACTGGCCCATGCCCACGGTCCACTATATGGGGGTGCCATATATTTACCAAAAATACTAGGGGCAAAATAATTTTAAAAAAATACTTGACATAGAATAAATATAGTGTATAATATAACTATAATAGTTATAATATATACAAGGGACTCCTTACATATATTTTATTTTATATTTTATTTTACCTTTCTTTCCAATTATAAGGATATCTATGGATATAGAAGCTAATCAAGAAAGTATAAATACCTTATTACCATTTCTGGAATTACATAATCTATTAAATACTACTATTGAAAGAGAATCTAAAGAAGATTTCTTAACCTTTGTACGACTCATGGCCCCTACTCTTGTTTCCGATTGGAAAATGGGTAAACATATAGAGGTAATATCTGATAGATTAAATAAACTGGAATCTGGTGAGATAAAAAGACTAATGGTCTTCCTGCCTCCCCGTAGTTCCAAGTCTGTTATTTGTTCCAAGTTGTTTCCAGCATGGTACATAGGTCGTCATCCTGAACATGAGATCCTTACTGTGTCCCATAGTGACCAGTTATCCAGTGATTTTGGCAGATCTGTCAGGGATCTTGTCAATGATGAGAAGTTTCAGAATATATTCAAGGGTGTTTCCCTTAGAACCGATGTCAGGGCAGCAGGAAAATGGAAAACAAACCTTGGTGGAACCTACTATGCTGCTGGTGTTCGTAGTCAAATTGCAGGACGAGGTGCCCATGTAGCTATTCTGGATGATGTCATGTCTGAAGAGGACTCCTATTCCGAAGCAGGACGTAGATATGTAAAGGAATGGTATCCTGCTGGTCTTAGAACCCGTATCATGCCCAATGGTTCCATACTTATCATTAATACTCGTTACCATTATGACGATCTGTGTGGTTGGCTCCTGAAACAAGAGCAGGAAATGGACCAATATGAGATTATTCCATGGGAAGTTATCAAGATACCTGCATGGCTGGATGATCAAGCCTCTGAATTGCTGGATTTACCTGTTGGATCTTCCTATTTCCCTGAATGGAAGCCAGAAAAAATACTACAAGTAGATGAAAATGAAATTAAGGCATCCAACGGGGCAAGATACTGGAATGCCCTGTACATGCAGAACCCTACTCCAGAAGAAGGAGGTCTGATAAAGAAAAGATGGATCAAATGGTGGGAACATTCCGAACCTCCTACGTGTGATTTTATTCTTCAGACCTATGATACTGCTTTCTCCACAAGAACTACAGCAGATTTCTCTGTTATACAAACATGGGGTATCTTTTCCATGTATGATCAGGATGAAGATGGCAGGGAAAGCTACATTTCCAATCTTATTCTTCTGGGTAATATCAAGGGAAGGTTTGAATACCCCGAACTAAGACGTATGACACAGATCATGTACAAAGACTACAGACCTGATGTTTGTATCATAGAGAAAAAAGCCAGTGGACAGTCACTCATACAGGACATGAGGAGAAGTGGTCTTCCTGTCATGGAATATCTTCCCGACAGAGATAAGGTTAGTCGTGTCTATGCAGCATCTCCCATGTTGGAAACAGGTAGAGTATGGATACCCAAGAACAAGAGATGGGCTGATGATCTTCTGGAGGAACTCATACAGTTTCCTAATGCAGCCCATGATGATCAGGTAGATGCCCTGACAATGGCAGTACATTACATGAGAGAGTCTTGGCATCTCATACATCCTGATGATCCTGATTGGGAAGATGAACCTAGAAGAAAGAAAAGAGTTGCTTACTGGAGAACTTAATAAAAGAAATACTTGCATTCCATTCTGTTTTAATGTATAATAGTGTAATGGGGAAAATTCATAACAAAAAATAAAATAGTTTCGTAAGGGAACGTAATTCCTATACACATAATATGAAAGTAATATAATGGCAACAGAACGAAATCCATTTGAAAAGATACCAGAGGAATTGGCAAATGTTATTCCTATGAATCCTGTAGCTCTAGAAGAGGAACAAGAGGCTACATTTGAAGTGGAACCAGATGGAGGAGTAATAGTAGATTTCTCCAGTACCATAGAGATGGAGGCTGATGAACCTATTAAAGAATGGTACGGTAATCTTGCAGAGAAATTGGAAGATGATGAACTCAGTAAGATTGCAGAGGATGTCTATCATAATTATGATTCCGATAAAAGTTCCAGACAGGAATGGGAGTCAATGTTTGAAAGAGGCTTTGATCTTCTTGGTCTGAAGATACAGGAAGGAACAGAACCCTTTGAAGGAGCTTGCACGGCTGTACATCCTCTACTCATAGAGTCTGCTGTTAAATTCCAGAGCAAGGCATCTCAAGAGTTGTTCCCATCTTCAGGACCAGTAAAGACACAGATACTTGGCAAGTCAACTCCTGAAAGGGAAATGCAATCCAATCGTGTCAAGAATTTCATGAACTATCAACTCACAGAACAGATGCCAGAATACTTTGATGAGTTTGAAAGAATGCTGTTCCATCTTCCCTTGATTGGTTCAGCCTTTAAAAAAGTTTATTATGATGCAAATCTGAAACGTCCTGTTTCTGAGTTTGTTCCCATTGATCAATTCTATGTATCTTACTATGCCAGCAATCTCAGAAAGGCAGACAGGTACACTCATGTAATTTATCGTAGTCCAGTGGATCTGGCACGAGATGTTCGTTCTGGTATTTATTCAGACATAGAACTTCCACATGCTACCAATCCAGAACCAACAGCTTTTGCATCCAAGATGGATACAATATTAGGATTGTCTCCCACAATGGATTCAGATCCTCAATATGTTTTATTGGAACAACATTGTTTCCTAGAGATCAAAGAACCTAATTCGGAAGAAGGTATTGCACTTCCCTATATTGTTACAGTAGAGGAGCAATCCAGAAAGGTTCTTTGTATACGTAGAAATTATAAACCAGAGGACAATAATAAGGAACGAGTATCTCACTTTGTTCATTATAGATTTGTTCCCGGCTTTGGTTTCTACGGTTTTGGCCTGATGCATTTCTTAGGAAATTTAACTATGAGTGCAACAGCAGCAATGAGAAGCCTCATTGATGCAGGTCAATTTGCAAATCTGCCGGGAGGGTTTAAGGCCAAAGGTGTTAGAATGGTTGGTGACAACGATCCTATCAGCCCCGGTGAGTTTAAAGAAGTTGAATCTACAGGCATGGACTTGGCAAAGGCTATCGTTCCTCTCCCCTACAAAGAGCCTTCCTCGACCTTGTTCCAGATGCTTGGTTTTGTTACAGCAGCAGGTCAGAAGTTTGCCGACAGTACAGAACAAATTGTATCGGAAGCATCTTCTTATGGCCCTGTAGGTACAACAATGGCACTACTGGAAGCATCCAGTAAATTCTTCTCTGCAATCCACAAACGATTGCATAAAGCTCAAAGAGATGAATTTAGGATCTTGGCTCATATAGATTATGATTATCTACCCAGTGAGTATCCCTATGATGTGCCGTATGAAAATCGGAATATCTTTAAATCTGATTTTGATGGAAGAGTGGATGTGATCCCCGTCAGTGATCCAAATATTCCATCCAATGCTCATCGTCTTATGATTGCACAACTTGCTTTACAAATGGCACAGCAATCACCTCCCGGTATGTTTAATCTGGAAGCTCTGAACAGAACAATTCTGAATGCTGCCAACATGCCCAACATGGAAGAGATACTACCACCCAAGCAGAAACCCAAGCCACTTGACCCTGTTTCCGATATCATGGCTGCTGTAAAGGGAATAGCCATTGCAGCTTTTCCCGGTCAGAATCATGATGCCCACATTCAGGTCAAGACAGCTTATTTGCAAGATCCCATGAATGGATCTAATCCTATGATGCAAAGGATAAAACCAGTTCTGGAATCCAATATACAGGAACACATGGTTCTGAAGTATCAGGAGCAGATGAATGGTATTACACAAATGGGAATGCAAGAAGTAGGACCACAAGCACCAAATGTAACAGAAGCTATCATGGCTCAAGCTGCACAACAGGTTCTTAATGCTAATCAGGCAATGGGACAGGTTCAGTCTCCTGAACAGCAACTGGTTGCTCTGGAAGCACAGAAACTACAACTGGAGCAGGAAAAATTACAAATGACTGCTGCCAAGAATGCTGCTGATGCTGCCTTGGATGCCCAAAAACTTGAGTTAGAACAAGCACAGCTTACTATAGATTCCTTTGTACAGGGACAAAGTTCAGAACTTAAGAAAGAAAAGGCTGATCTGGACAGAGCCAGTAAAGAAACTATGAAGGCTCTGGATGTTATGTCCAGACTAACGATAGAAGAAAAGAAAACAGAAGCAGACACAACCATGAAAGCTTTGGATCTTATGATCAAGACAAATCTGGATCAACAAAAACTTGATCTAGATATAGATGAAGTTAGAACCAAGGCTCTGGAAAGAATTGCTGCCATGCAGGATAAAGATTCCAGAGAAAGAGAATTTAAAATGGTAGATATTGTTAAAGAAGTTATTACCAAAACAAAGAAGGAGAAAGATGATGCCTAAGTATGGAGGGACTCACTATCCCAATGATGAAAAAGGAACGACTAATGGATATCCAACACATGTAAAACCAGATGCTCGTGGAGTTACAAAGAATGGTTACCCAGAACATGTTGCCAATGGTGACCGTGGTCTGTATGGTGATTGGACGAAACGATCTATTGATGATGGTGGAGCAGGTGTAGATCCACAAAAAGGTGTTTTGAATGAACGACCAGATTGGTCATGGAAATACCCTAAACCAGTTAGAACATAAGGAGAATATTAATTATGTGGACAACCTCCATTATAAAAGAAATTTCTGTGGGATTGGAAATTAATTGTTATATGTGTGCAGAACTATAATCTTAAATGGAAAGTTGGGATGAGGTTATCAAAAATTACAACGACGAACTGAATAGATTACGAAATATATTGAGTGATGGGAATGCAGAAACATATGCTCATTACAAA